TTATACAGTAGTTTACTTAAAGCCATAACAGTTATAATCATAAAAGCTGTTGAAAATGCTATAGTACTAAATTGAATTATTAGTCCTGCATAAAAACTAATAAAGTCGTCTAATTTCTCTTTTGTCATAATTTATTTTTTATAGTTTGTTTTGTTAATAATATTTCCTTCTAAATCTACTATAGTATATCCTTGAGAAGCTAAAAGCCTTACAGCTCTATTTTGTTCTTTAGCTCGTTCCTGGAGTCTATAGGTTTCAAATATTTCGTTTGATATTGGCATAATTATTTTTTTAGTGTTAACTCAGGAAGACCCCATTTGTTATATGTTAACTGAAAGTCAAAGTCATAACCGCAGAACTCACATATAAAGTTATCTGGGTCATTTACTTTTTTACAGTTATCACATTCTATAGGTTTCATTTCCTGGTTTTAAATTAAAGGGATTTTGATTTGTCTGTGAGTAGGTGCTCCCTGTTTACACCATTTTGCTATTCTAGGATAGCTCCTTTGCTGCCTCGTTAGGTTTCGCTTTGACCTTTTACTTGCTAGACCACTCTGCATATTTTGAGAGTTTTACTTTAACAACAATATAAAGTTACTAAAAGTTTTTCACAATTACAAATTATTGACATAACTTAACATCTCCACATTTAGGACAGTAGAAATAAAAGCCATTTTGTAGTGAACCTGTAGGAGTCATTTGTCTATCACATTTAAGACAGACTTTACCTGATTGCATATTTTCCATAATTAGGTCTGGCTAGTTTATTATAGATTCCGTAACGTAGACTGTCGCAAAAATGATTGAACTTGTCTTCAGGAGTGTTTAAGATATTTCCGTTCTTGTCTTCTTTCCATTTATAATTACGAAACTCTTTTATAGCGTTCTGGCTTTTCTTAGTTATGTGTATAGTATATCTTTTTAACATATCAATTCCGATATTGACTGAATCTCTTCCTTTCGTGCTCGGTTTAATATTCCAACCGTATCTATAAAGTTCGTCAATAGTTTTCGGTTCTGCTGAGTCGGCAAAAATCTCGTCACGTCTACCCACTCCCAGGCTTAGTAATTCATTATGAATATCTCTATTTGTCATTCCTGTACGATATATAAGCTCTTCTGCATAAAGGTTAGTATCGTGTAAGTAAATTTTAGAAATACAAGTAGGGTCATTAGTATAGCCAAAGTCCATTCCATAACTAACAAACTTTGCATTGTCAGGTATTTTCTCTATCTCTCTAAACTGGAATATAGTTGCTTTACTTTGTCCTATCTCTCCTAGTCCGTATATCCTCCAGTAATTCTCGTCTGTGTATTTTAGTCTTTCAATTTCTTTTACTATCGACTCCTCCAGGAACTTATTATCTTTATAAGTGGTCTTATAAAAGTCTGCGTCTTCTCTTGTTTTTACTTTGTCATAAATCCAGTGAAACTCGTCTGAAGGATTATAGTCTAATATAATACGACCAACTGTTCTAAATACTAATTGATTCCAGTCTTCCCAGAATAATTCGTTAGCCTCATTAATAAATAGTAAATCTCTTTTACGTCCTCTTACTTTTTGAGGAGAGTCTAAAGATATGAACTCTACTAGGTTTCCGTTTATCTTGTATTCGTGACTTGTCTTATTGTGCTCCTCCTCACTATAAAGCTCGTTGTTCTTTAGTATCTCAAAGAAATCTCTCATAGCTGAGGTTCTTAATGCAGGAAAAGTTTTTCTACATATAGAGACTATTTTGTTTTTATTTCTTAGACAGTAACCAAATATAATCCAGATCAGAATATTATAGGTCTTACCGCTCCTAGAACCGCCCTGCTCTATTATTATTTTCTTTTGGCTTTTTTCTAAATGCTTCCAAACTATATTAGTTTTTAAGTCTCTCACTCTACAACTTCTATTCTAAATTCTTTATTGTCTCCAGTGTCAATTTCCTGTCTAGGAACATAACCTCTAGATTTACCAATAGTCTTTAAATAAAATATTATAGAAGTTTCTTTCTCGCTTTTAATACAATCAAATAATTTGGTCTCTACAAAATCTATAGCAGAGTTTTTTATATCCTGGACTTTTGCTTTATACTCCTGGTCATCCTCTAACCACCTGTAATGTGTTTGTCTACTTATTCCTACGCTTTGACTAGCTGTTGAAACTATACCGTAAAACTCCTCTAGAGCTTTAAGCATTTTATCTTTACTTTCTGTTTTCATTATATTCTTTTTTATAGTGTCACTTTTGTAACATTATTCTACTAATATAACGGAAAATTTTTAAGTTTTATCTAAAAGGGTATTATACAGCATTTCTTTGTAGGTTAATTTATCTACTTGTTCTAAAGAATCTGGAGTTTTTAAGACTTTTATTTTATCAAAAACTATTAATAATTCTTTTGAAGATATAATTTCATTTTTAATAATATTAAGCCAGGTTTCATATTCAGGCTTTCTAGATTTTATTTCTTCAAACAGATTTGTTCTGTATAGTATTGTAGAATGATCTGCAGACTTTCCTTTGGTATGGTAGTATTTAGCTATACTCTCATAAGTCTTGTTTTTTATCTTTCTCATTATATAGTCAAAGAAGGCTCTAGCGTCTACGTGGCTTTGTGTTCTTCGGTTCTTGAATATATCTGTCTCTGTCAAACTCATTACTAAGTTTGCTATCCTGTCGTACTCTTCCATATTAAAATAAAGTTTTTTCTCTTTTGAGGCTTTTGTTAGCCTTATTATAAATATCTGTTAAATACTCTAAAGTATCTAGTTCGTTGTTATAAGATAAAATATAATTTTCTCGACACATTTTTCGTATTGCTAATATATTAATTTTCTTATGGTCATAGAAAAACATTTTTGTAGCTCTAACAAATTTTGCAGCAAAGGCAGAAGTTTTCCTAGGATATTCATTCATTACTTTTAGTATTTGAAATATTTTATTAGCAGTTTTTAAGTCTGATATGTATAAACCATTTTTTAATTTAATTTTTATACCGCTATAACTTTTACCTGAAACTATAAGTTCTAAACCATTTATAATTTTAAACTTATTATTAGTTTCTTTTTGCCAAATATAAGACTGTTGTAATGCTTTCTTTACATCTAGGTTTCCTTTTCTCATTTGGAAATTTGCATAGTCTAGTGAAGTCCAATTAGAACTAGTGTTATTAATTTCTATAGTATGATTATCTTTTTTCCAGGCTTTACTAATTATGTAAGGAACTACATAACCTAACTTTTGTAGAGTCCAGAATCTATGCTGTCCGTCTACTATTTGGTTTTCAGTGTTTACTATTATAGGAATTTGTATTCCAATTTCTTTTATACTCTTTTCTAGTTTGTTTAATATTCTTTGATTAGGCTCTCTATTAGAGTCTAGTAGTTTAAACAAATTGTAGTTTTTAGTTTCGTAAATGTTAAATTTTTCTATGTTCATATTATTGTTTTAAAGTGTTCCTTTTATTATGTATTGGTCTATGTCAAAGTCTGCTTCTATGAATTCTTTGTATATCTCGATACCTGCCATTACTGAAGCCTCTCCTTTCAAGTAGAAATTCTCTGAGCAGTCCCAGACTCCTACGTCTAAATTCTTTTTGTCTATACATAAAAACTTAAAGTCTTTGTAGTCACAGTCAAAGAGCTGACAGTATATATAAACCTGGTTATAATACCTATATGCGTCTGCAGACTTATAAAAGTTTTTTACGTCTATAGTTGTTTTTAAATCTACTATGCCTCCTTTGTTTTTTAATACGTCTGCCTTACCTCTAAAAGGATAACCATTTATAGTGTCTATCATTGGAATCTCAAACTGTGAGTCCTGGATTAAACTAAGGGCAGTTTCATTTCTAAGCAGAGCATCACATAATCTCTCAGCATCGTTTTTCTCTTTCATAGTAAAAACCTGATCGTGAAACTTTTTAGCTTCTTTATATTTCTTAGTGTTCTTACTTTGCACATCTACAAAAACTATATCATTAATCTTTTCTGGTTCTAAGATCATAGTGTGAAATAAGTGTCCGTCTCTAAGTGGCTGCGTTTCTGGCTGACCATACTTGTTTACATATAAATAAGTCTTTGCACTATCTAGCAGAAGTTTTATAGAACTACTAGACAAAGCGTTTTTACCTAAGTACCCATAGTAATAATCGTCTGAATACATATTGTCTATTACTTCTTGTTTAACTTGAACAGAACCGTCCAGGAGTTTAATTGTATTTGTCATAAGCCTTATTCTTGTTTTTTAATAGTTTAATAATAATATCTTTGTCAGCTATTATGTCGCATAGCTCTTTAGATTTATCCTTTTCTTTTTGATAGGCAGATCTTAAACATTGTATTTCTGCTATATACATTTGTAGTAAACTTTCTTTTGCTGTCATAGGTTTATAAGTTTTCTAAGTTTAGTCAATTCCTTTTCTAGTTTTTCTACTTCTTTATCTGCTCTACGTGCTCTTTCTATTGCTCGTAACTTGTCGCTTCTATACTCCTCTATAATTTTATTATGAATAAACTTATCTCTTTGTAAAGTGTTAGTATAAAAAACAGTTTCTAGAAAAGACAATATAAAGTCCTGGAGCTCTTTATTCTTACTATCTTTTTTCCACTTGTTTAAAATTTCTAAACAAATAGTTGTATGATTATTGTATTCAATATCTTTTAAGACTTCAGCCTTGTCGTGTTTGATTTCCATTTTCTCTGCTATAAATTTAAGAAAAAATATAAAACTATCCTAATCGTTCCAGTTTATCCTGGAAGCTATGCTTTCTTTTAACAAGTAAACTTCTTTTAATTCTTTTTTATTATTCCATAGAGTAGTAGAAGGACAGTATCTTTGTTCTACTTTTGGAAGCTCTATATCGTTAAGCCAGAATAGATAATTTCCTTTTGGGTCAGCTACAAAATATAACTTTACTATATCTTTTTTCATTTCCATTAAAGCGTCATACTTGAATTTTTCTAGTAATTTTTCAGGATAATATTTATTTCTAAACTTCATTTCTATTACACATTTAAAACCCTTAGGAGTTTTTCCTTCTGCGTCATAATGTAAATATCCTTTTCCAGTCCATTTTAATTCCCATCCGTCTAAGTTGAGAAGAAAGACTACAGCCTTTTCATATTTCTGGACTTCTTCAAGTTTCATTTTTTAAATCTTTTTTATTTAACCAAGAATTAAAACTTTCTTTTCTTACTCGGTATTTTTTAGACTCATTAAATTTTACGTTTAAGTCTTTAATCCATTGTAAAATCGTTTTAGGAGAGCAGGTGCAGGGACGATAAAATTGGTGTAAATATAGTTTGGAATGTAGCTCACAAATTAATTCAAACTCTTCTGTAGTTAATTGTTGACCGTCTTTTGATCTAAAGTCTTTCCAAAGAAAATAATCTTTTCTATTCATTTCTGTTTATTTTAAAATTATTTAGAGCGTCTCGTCTTTCTTCACAGCCGCAGCTCTCATAACCTAACCAGTCTACTACTACTTTATTTACTAGCCATTTTATACCAGTCCATTTAAAAATGAACTCTAACTTATCCCCAATTCTTAGATTCATAAAATTTATTTATTTGTTCTTTAATGTTCTTAACTGTATTGTATAACGAGTAATAACTAATATTTGTGTCTCGACTCAGTTTGCTTATACTTTTATTATGTATAAATATTTCTTCAAAAACTTTTCTTTGATAATAATTAAACATTTTTTCTTTGTCGTATTTATCAAAATCAAATATGTTATTGTCTTTAGTCATTTCTAAAAAGTCTTCGTTTAGTAACCATTCCTCTATGCATTGATGCTTTTCAAATCTATCGTCTTCTAGCTCCTGATATTGTTCGACAACTAGACTAGCTTTAACTTTGTCAGAATGATCTAGTGAAATTATTTTTACTTTTGCTTCTTGTCTTTTTAAATCCAGGAACAAGTTTCTAAGTGTAACATAAACAAAATACCAATTAACTTCTTTGTCATTATACATTAGAGATTTGTTATGTTTTTGTAGCCAGTTATTAATCGTTATATATAACTCTTGAACTAGGTCTTTAGCTGTGTCAGGATTACAACCCCAACTCTTTAAATAGTTTAACCAGGTCTGTTCTTTTTTTACTAGTTCGTTTATTTCACTTTCCACTATAGAAAGATAATAAAAATTTTAAAAAGGCTGAATAATTTTTTTTAGAACTGAAATTCCGTTAATACTGAAACCTACATTGTTTACTAGAGCTCTTAGTTTTATAGGGTCGTCTATGTTTGTCGGTCTTCCTCCTGTCTCAGTTTCTTTAACTTTTCTAACGTGAACAAGACTGACCATAAATTCTGTAGGATGCGAAATATATCTATGCACCACTAAAAAGTCATCTGCTCTGTTTACAAACTTTCCTCCACCTTCAACGTCTGCAGCATTAGGAGGGATAGGATGACCTGCGTATTCGTGTTCTAGTCTGTGAGTCATTCTTAATGCAGAAGTATTAGCGTGAGTGTTTACCCAAACTGCTATGTTATTTTTCTTAGCAAATATCCTTAACTCTGTTGTAGCCTGATAGTCGTATTCGTGACCTCCTACTGAACTAATTAATTTTGGGTCTTTTATTAAGGAGTTGTAAGGGTCTATAAGTAAACCCTGATAGTCCCAGGCATCTTTTATTACTTTACATAAATCTAATAATTCTCTGTATGTATAAGTTTTAGTAGCATCTATAATCTTAAAATGAGTATAAATAAACTTACTGTGTTTTTCAAATTGTTTTTCAGGTATATCCTGGATAGGTCTCTCTTCTAGAAACTCTATTAATTTTCGTATTATACTGTACGCTTCATTTTCAGAACTAAACACTAGCCATTTAATCTGGTGCTTAATGGCATAGGCTAACATTAAATAAAGTACTATTGTAGTTTTCCCTGTATTAGAATGTCCTAAAATAATATTAAAAGAACTAGGTTTAAATCTAAAGTATTCGTCAATTTCTGGAACGCCTAGACTTAGTCCTTCTTTTATTTTTCCTGTTCGTATGTCTTGTAAATGTGCTGTAACTTTCTCATAATTTATTAGCATTGTTTAAAAGTAGGAATTTTAAATTAAAAAAAAAAGGGAGCGTTAACTCCCCTTTATTAAAATGGTAAGTCTTGTTTTGCTTCTGCTCTAGGTAAATGAGCCTTTTGTGCATCGTCAGACTTTTGTAATGGAATACTTCTTTTAGCATAGAATTTGCTAGGGTCAGCTTTCTTAGACATTACATCCAGAACAATTTTGTCGTTCCCTTCAGCCTTAGCTTTGTTTAGCATTTTAATACACTCGTCTACATCCATAAGAAAATGGAGCTTAATCCATTCGTATTTAGATTTGTAAGGAGCTACGCAGTTCCAGTATTCAGTTTCGAAATTAGACATTTGTTATTTGTTTTAGTTTGTTAAAAAATAATTCAGTAGTTTCTAGTACCGTACTACTTTTGACGGTTGGATTGTTAGAATACAATATAGCTGCAGATCGTAAACAAGACTGAAACTCTATTGAAGACTGTTGAGAAACTGGTTTGTTAAAACTTTTAGTTTCTGTTTTCTGTTTTCTAATTAGCTTTGCTGTGTTGTACTTAGCATTACTAATCTCAAACTCAATTTCTTCTCCTACTTTTAATTCAAACTCAGTCTGTTCAACTCCGTTTTTTTCTTTAGGTTGGAAGAAACTCCAGGTCACTCCATTGGCTAAAGTAACCTTGTAGACCTGTAACTCTTTGTAATCTTTGTCTCTGTTAATAAATGTAATTTTTCCTGTCATTCTTTGTGTGTTTAATTAGTAAGCAGACTCTCTGCTTTTTCTTTTTTAATCGTTAATAATTCGTTTTGATTTTCTAACTCTTGTACTTTTTTTTCAAGAGCTGTTATCCTAGCTTGTAGGTAAACTTTCTCTATATCTGTCATAATACAAATATAATAAAAATATTATAAACTAAAAAAGGGAGCAAAGTCAAGCGACTACTACTCCCTTAATACAGAGAAAATTAGACTGCTAATATATGACTAATTAATCTATATTAAAACCTTTGTTTAAAACTTTGTAGTACTCTATTTTTTCTAGAAGTTCTGGAGTAGAAATCTTTACAGTTTCTCTACTAATTTGTAGTAGTTCTTCAGCTATGTCATAGCCATATTCTTTATTGAGATTTAAAGCATATTCATACTGACGACCTTGAGAGTGTACATTACAGCCATAACACTGGGGTCTGCAGTTGTCTTCCGACCAACGAGTTGAATAATATCTACGTGAAAGAAAATGTCCGCACTGCATTGAATCCTTGTAATGTTTTACTCTTTCGCAAGTATAGCATTTTACATAGCCGTTATGATCTGCGTATTTAAGTCTTATGTATCTACTAAACTCTGCGTCTAGTTTTTTTACAATTTTGCTCCTGGATAATTTTTTTTTCAAAATTAACTTGCATTATATTATATAAATATTATATTATATTAATATTATATTAATTAATCTTATATATATAAACTTATATTAATATAAGTCTTATACTAATATAATATTTATTTTTGAGAAATATTTTTAAATTTCTCAGCTCCTCTAGAACCAAAATAAGCTACATAGACTGTTATTAGAAGAGACTTAAGTAAATCTATCCATCCTGAATCTACTCCAAAGTTTATATCGAATCCATCTAGTAGTATAAACACTATTAAAGATATAGTTAGAAATATTAACGATAAAGGTCTTACGTTTTTGGCTAAACTAGAATCTGATTTATTGTCAGACTCCCACCTTTTAGTAATCTCTACTAGCTCATTATTATCCATTTCTAGCAGTTTTAAGGCAGTTTCTTTGTCTTTTGGAGGCATAGTATCGTCTTTGTCTATTAAGTTCTTTACAAGTCCTAATAATCCTTTGTCAGGTATACTGTCAGTTAATGAAGAAAAGACTCCTCCTTTTCCTATAAGAAACTTTCCGACCTTTGTGTCTTTAAACTTTTTTTTCATAACTGATTTATTTTGTCTATAGTAGCCTGGATTTCTTCTTTAGAAACTTTTATTTGAAGACTAATATCTCCTATATACTGCATACGAGTTCTACCCTTTTTGTCTTTTATAACTAAAACAGGAAGAGCAGTTATACTTTTTTTAATGTCTTCAGGTTGGTTTTTTAAATAACCAAATTTTATAATACAGTTTTTTAATCCTCTAGTATCGTAATTGTTATTCTGATTCCACTTTGCGTTAATCTGAAAAACAGTTACTTCTTGAGCGTTAACATAAACCGCAGCCAATACAAATATCGCACATAATAGTTTTTTCATTTATTTATTATTTCAAACAACTTGTCGTCTATTTTCTTTAACGACTCAGAATTTTCTTCTACCTTTTTTCCTGTATTCATTATAGTCTCTCTAATTAAACGGTCTTTTAGATCATACTCAGTCCTGGAAATTTCAGGTTCAGGAAGTTCTTTAGCCTCTTGAATATCCGCCTGAAGAGCAAACCACATTCCTATAAGAGTAGATAAACCAACTCCTATTCCTATTAAAGTTTTTATACTTATTTCAAATTTACTTTCCTCGCTCAGTTCACTCATTATTTGAATTCTTTATACTCTTCTTTTGCATCAAAACTAGGACAAGGTTTTTTACTAGTAAAGTCTCTATGTCCGTATACTATAGAACCTGGATATTTTTTCTGCAAGTCTTTTATTAATTCTATTAAAGATTCTTTTTGAGCTTCAGTCCTAGTGTCTATCCACTTTTCCATATTTTTATCCATACCTCCTATATAACAAACACCAACAGAGCTTCTGTTTTTACCTTTAACGTGAGCTCCTATTTTATTTTCAGGTCTACCAAACTGTACCTCTCCGTTTAGTTTTATAATGTAATGATAACCCACGTCAGACCAACCGTTTCCGTTAACGTGCCAGTCTCTTATGTCTTTAACATCAAAGTCTTTAAACTCAGGAGTTGCAGAACAGTGAATGATAATTTTATCTATTTTTCTCATTCTTTATCCATTTACTTATAGTATACCCTATAGTACAGATTAGTAATATTATTTTTAAACCCAATTCAATTTCTGTCATAGTCAGGGCTAAGACTACTGTGTTTATTGTATATAATTTCAAATCTGTATATTCAAACATTATTCCTCTTTAATTTCTTCGTAAGAACCGTCTTTAAGATCAATATTGATTTTACCGTATTTCTCTTCTAGTTCTTCTTTTGTTTTGTTTTGTTCCTCCTGGACTCCTAAATGTGCGTGAGACAGCGAATGAATTTCAACCTGAAGCAAACCTATTCTATTACGAATTTCTACTTTAGCGTTTTCTTGTTTGTGTAATACTTCTAACTCTTCTTTTTTAATTTTAGACATTTTTATAGTTTTTAAGTGAATAGTAAATATATTATTTTTTTGATTTCTTTACTACTTTTTTCCATTTGTCTTCGCATTTCTTTTTGACTCCCCACTCTTCAGCTAGTTCTATATTTCCTTTTGGAATTAAAACTTGACCTTGTTTATAAGAAACTGTTATGTCTCCGTTATAAGTACTTGTTGAATACCAAATTTTTAAATGATCTCCTTCTAGAAATTCTACTTTAGTTTTTTTAGTTTTTTCCATATTATTTACATTTACATTCTTGTTTCAATTTGTCTACTTCTGCTTTTAGTTCTTGTATTGACTTAACTAATAAAGGAACTATTTTAGAATAATCAACTCCTTGCATTTCTTCTGCATCTTTTTCTCCACTTACTGCATCTGGTAAAACTTCTTGAAGTTCGTGAGCCATAACTCCATAACTTCTGTTTTTATCTGATTTCCATTTAAAGTCATAAACAGGTATTTTAGAAACTTTATCAAGTCCATTAAAGTCTTTTAAATCTTCTTTTAATCTATAATCTGAAGAAGTGTTGTATGAAGTTGAAGAACCGATTGTTTCAATATTCCCTACAACACCATTTGCATTATAAAAAACGTGATGACTTCTGCCACCTGTGCCAATTCTTCTTGTTTCTATACAGTTATTATCTCCACCCCTTAAAGCAACATAAGCACCACTTGCTGCAGCAGGTAAAGTATCTCCACCTACCAAAACATTCCCTCCAGTATGTTGTAAAATAACAGCATTTGAACTACCTGTTTTTATATGTAAATCTGAATGACCTGCAGATGTTGCATAAGTTGTTTCTATTATTCCATTAGTTCCATTATGACCCATCATCATCCATTTGTCATTTGTTGCAGCTTCTACAACATAACCATAAGAACTTGCACCTGTTTGTTTTAAACCTACACAGCCTGAACCATCTGAACCTGGATTATATGACCATCCATTTATTGCAAGTCTAACACCAGATGAATTACTTCCAATTCTAATAAATCCTGAACTGTCTATACGCATTCTTTCTATGCCTCCGTTAGTGTGAAAACCCATATAATTGTCAGAACCGTGTACATAAACAATTCCACCCGTATATTGGTCGGTAGTAGTTAAACCATCTGCAAAATTTATAGAACCTTGAGCTCCAGTTGAACTATAAAGAGTTAAACCCGCAGAATTGCTACCGCTTCCAACTACTAAATGTGGTGCGTTCACTCTTTGATTAAAAGATGAAGGGGATGTATATCCTATTCCTACATTCCCAGAACTGTCTATACGCATTCTTTCTTGAACTCCACTTGCACCAGTTCTTGTACTAAAACTCATATAAGAGTTTCTGTCTCCTGAAGCATCCCACGCTTCTTCTTTTCCAACAGTTATCTCTCCTGCATCGTTTAACCCTGCCACATAACTTCTGTAATGTCTAAATCTTATTGTAGAGGTTTCTGTTCCAGCATCACTTGTATTATTGTTGTCAATAACAAGTTGTACGCTGTTTGTATCAGTTTCTTCTAAAGTTAAAAGGTGCGTAGGCGAATCAGTTCCTATTCCTACGCTTCCATTTCCTCCATTTAAATACAATATATTATCAGTACCATTACTTCCAAATGTTCTAAATTTAATATTCCTAACATTAGCTAAAGTTGTTCTTTGTGTTGTAGAAATAATTAAATCATTTTCTGCTGAATCATCTGTAATTTGTAAAGCGTGATTTGAATCACTACCAATTCTTGCATTGCCAAAAACATCTAAATCTGTTGTTGGTGTTCCTTTTATCCCTACGTTTCCTGCAAAAGTTGCCCTTGATAAAGCATCAAGTGTTAAAGAAGTGTTTCCTTGATTTATAAAACCAATTTGATGTGTTCCTGTTCTTGACATTCCAGTATTTGTATCACTTGCAAAACTATAAGCAGGATTA